CAGAACAGGGTTATTTCTGTATAGGGTAATGAACTGGATAAATGGATTATTAGCCATTGTTTTCCAATGTAGTCACTTCTTGTGCCTTACCCATGTGCTTCAAAGCTTGGAGGTGCAGATCACCCAAACTAATATTTACTTGGGTTTTGGCAGTATCTCCATAGTTCTCAGGATCTAACTTAGAGGCCATCCATTTCCTTGTATCAACTTGGAGTCTAGCTTTGTTCACTCCTGAGTTAGATGTCTCATCAGCTTCATCCGCAATCTCTAAAGCCTCTTCTGCTAACTTCTCAGCCTTCAACTTCCTAGCTTTCAGGACCGCATCCCTACGCTCATCAGTATGGTTTATCCAGAAAGACAACATAGGTCTAGAACACTCTATAAACTCTGCCAAGCGTCCAATCGTCATCCCTTGAGCAATGTGTGCTGTCACAAACTCAATCCCTCCCAGACTCTCTATCTTCTTCTCCAACGCCCTTCTCATAGGAAATCCTGCCATATCTTCTCCTTGATTTAATGTCTACAAATTCTAAACTATAAAAAATTTTTTTTGGAGTGTCTTGTGTTACTTGTGTGGGTGGTGGGGGGTCTTAGCTTCAATCGATAGGGGGATATGTATATCCATGTGTGTTTATGTCCCCTGCCACAGCGCCCCCTTGTTTTATTGATAGGGGGGGGTAAACCCTACCCTTACGTACTAACCCTTAAGGGTGAACCCTTAGGTAGAAACCCTAATAGGGTAAACCCTGATATGGTAAACCCTCATGTATATACATACAGTACTGTGCAAACGTACAGCATAGGGTAAACCCTTAAATGGAAGGTTATGCATATTTTGCATAGTTTGTCTCATAGGCGCAAAGAGTGATGAAGTATCAGTGAGTAAAAGGTTTCTTTGCATAGGTTTTCTATCTAGGTCTATCTATTGTCTATCCCTTGTCTAAGCCCTTACAGTCCCTATACATTCCCCTCTTCTATCCCTTATAAGACTAGAAGCCAATGGCATGGGCTAACCCTTCTTTTCTTTTTTCAACTGTAGCTACAAAATCAAACGTTTATTAGGGTTTGTCCCTATTCTTTTTTTGTTTTTCTTTGCTACACTTTCCCTACATTCAATCGGAATGTGTCTATTCAAAGGCGTTACATGATGACTATCAAGATCGAGATCAAACGGGTTTACGGCAATGTTGTTGCATATCCTGTCTGTGATAAAGCTAAACTGTTTGCCGCTATTGCTGGCACTTCTACCCTCACTTCTGCAGCTCTTAAGAGAATTCAATCTCTTGGGTATTCCTTTGAGTGCCAGACTTATGACATTCAAGAGGTGATGGCATGAAAACTATCATTCTTGAAACAATAGGCGGCATTGTGCTGTTTTGCGTGGCCTTGTCTCTTATGCTGGCCTACTTTGACGTTTTGGTTCCTTGATTCTTTCTTTTCTTTTTTTAATAGGTGTAAATATGACAATTAAAACAGAAACACGTTTGCAAGATCATGTGCAGCAGATCGCAAACACAATCACTCATGGCTTTGGCGATGAAGTTAACTTAGACGATGAACCAATGAGTGCCTTTGACTATTTGAGCGATGCCTTGGACATTGAATACATCGTCAACAGTAAACGTGAGTACTTAGGCGCTAGGGTTTTGGTTGCCTTTGGTGGCCCAAATATCTGGGTTAACACTAGGACAAAAGTAGTCGAGGGATATTGGTGGGGAGAATATGCCAAAGCTTCATTTGACGATGGAATTGGCCTTGATGATGCTTTAGAGACTTTGTGGAGCTGCTGAAATGACCGATTTCAAAGTCTACAAAAGAAAAATTCACGTTTATTTCAAGAAATCAGACGGCCTTTATTACGCATGGTCAACTAATGCTTATAAAACCTGTCGAGATGCTGTCGCTGCAGCAAAGTTAGAGAGACCACAATGGCAATTTAAAGCTTCATTTGCAAAGGATTAAACAATGACTACTAGAAAACCCAAAACTCCTAAAGTACACCCAAAAATTCTGAATGATTTTATGGTCTATGAGGGCATCAACGACATAAATTCAGTTTTTGGCGCTCTAACTGTGCTTGAAGCTTATATCCAAAGCGATAAATTCCAAAAATATCCCGCTTGCATGGCTATCGATAGCATTAGAGCCACTTTATGCGCTGGCACGGGAGTAATTGAGGAATGGCTTGAAATTGAGGAACCAAAAGAATGAAAATCGGTAATATTGTGGCTTACGATTGTGACCCAGCAAAACTAGGTGAAGTTATCAAAATTTCAGTTTGCACAGTAAACTGTAAAACCTTTTTGACAATCAAACCATTCGATAACTCTGAATGGGTTTACAAATATAAATGCGAAGTTTGGCTTCTAGCAGATAATCTCTAAGCATTTCCACAAAAGCCCAGCGTAAAAACTGGGTTTTTTTGAAAGTGTTTGCGAAGTGAGCGCTTACATCACACAAAACAGTTTAAAGCGCCTACAATCGGTTTTTAGCACTTGAGGCATAGTAGCCATGCACTATCGAAAAAAACGGCTCAAAACTGGTTTTAATGGCCTTCTAGGTGCATCATTAGATTGTGTCTCATGCGCTGATTTGACCAGAAGTGAAGTGAGTGCCAACTAACGTATTTTTTGTAAGTGAGTACTAACTAACAAAAAACTAAGGGTAAACCCTAATAAATGAGTATTTTCAAGAAAGTCGCATTTACTATTTATAAACCCGATTTAACCAATTTTTGAAACTTTAAAGTTTTTGAAACTTTTGAATTTAGAAAGGATTATTATTTTCGGATTTAGATTCTAATAATCTTTTAATAGTAATATTTAAAGCGTCAATCTCGTCAATTTTCTTAATATGCCACATTCTCTTTTGACCATGCCATCCTAATATGGAATTGGTATGGCAATCAGGACATAAGGCTATGCAGGTGTATTGAAGACCTTGCTTTACATGATGGGCTTCTGATGGTCCTGAAGCATCACATACTGAACATGGAAGAGATTTAACCTGCGCAAGATGCAATCTTTCCTTGTTGTTCAGTTTGTTGTTCATTGTGTTGCTCTGGTTTCCATTCTTGCTGAATATTGGTTGGTCTTCCAAACTTCTATTCTGGCTTGGGCAGCGGTCATCAACCAACGATACTTCTCTTCTTTCTCTACTGCAGCTTTTATGCCCTCTAAAACTTGGATGTACTCTTCATGGGCATAAGCAAATGTTTCTTGTTTACCCAGAACTTCCGTCCCTGCCTGGCTCATCAGGTGAGCCTTCTTGGACTTGCGGAATTCCTCCAGATACAGGCGCTCGGACTTCGCTTGGGCGTACAAGGGTGCGGTATCTATCAAATACTGAATTGCTTTGTCGGGGCTTATCTGGCTCTCCATGCACTAATCTCCAATGTTTTTCTGCCAACCTACGAATTCCCTCTGACAAAGATCCATTCCCCGCCAGAGTTAATGCTTGCTCATGGATAGGCGCTACCCTTGCTCGGATAGTCCTACCCTCTTCGCTGATCTTCTTTCGACCAGCACCTTTTCTGGAGCCGCCACGTTGTTTCATGGCTTGAATTATAGCTACAGAATCAAACTATCTCCACTACTTTGTCTCCATGAGACTTGATGTAGTTCTGGGTTTTTTGGATGTATTTCTCAAATTCTGATCTTGGGATGCTAGATTGTTGTAAATCTGCATACTCGATCAACTCTCTGATGGCCTGAATGCCAACACCATCTAATCCCATTCTCATGGTTTCCTGATAGCGCATGGCAGCCTTGTGTAAACTTTCTTGGGCTTTCTCACAAATAGGTAGCACCTCTGGACCAATGCCACTTTTGCCCATCATCTCTGCCAGGTTCATCACATCTACCAATGTTCTCCAGTCTTGAACTGTTCCTTGTCCTTTGATCATTGCATCTAGTGCTGAGTATTCAAGAAGTCTTAGCTTGTCCAGACGTTCCCTGTGAGTTATCGCTGCTCCCACTATTGCGTGGGAGACACAATCAAGCAACGCCCAATGCTTTCTCTTAGTTTTCTTACGCATTTCTTGCAAACTCTTGGTGAATCTTAGGTCTAGCATCAATTACTGCAATTTCAGCTTCTTCTTTAGTATCAAAATATCCTAAATGATGCTCTTTTTTATTAAAACTTATTCTTGCTCTCCACTTTTGTTTTGGCTTAAACCAACCAACTCCTTTAATTCCAGAACTGTTGTTTTTCCTAGTTTTTGCATTGCATGAATTTTCAGAAACCGTGCAAGGTCTTAAGTTTTCAATCCTATTGTTTAAAGGATTTCCATCAATGTGGTCAATGTACTTAGGCAAAAAACCATAGTGCATTAGCCATATAACTCTATGCACATAGTATTTTTTAAAGTAAACAGTTAGATATTTATAACCACGCTTACCAATACGACCAGCAACATCGCCTACTTTTGTTTTGTTGCTGATTACAGAAATACGGATAAGTTCTCCATCTGAATAACGGAAAAGACTATTTGCTTGTTGTTGAGTCAACATTTACCACCTCATCATCGGTGTTAGTCATCACAGAGGGATAACAGCAGGGCGGTGATGAATCGCCTTTTCCCCCGCTAAAGGTAGCTGTTGCCTCAATTTTATCAGATTCTTTCTTGTCTCTACCAAAGATGGCATCCCATCTGTTTGAGTATTCTTCGTTGCTTACATTGAATGGTCTTGGTGAACTTCCCTTGCTCATTTCTTCATCCTTTTTATTTCTGCATCTGCCATTTTGCAAGCATCATCGTATTTCTCAAGTAATTTATTGAATTCTTTTAATCCATCTGTAATTGCCAACAAAATACGAATAGTGAAGTAAATAACAATAATGTAAGGAACTATCCATAAATAATGGTCATAGAAGTAAACATCATCTTTACCCACGTTTACCTCCATCTATTCGGTTTTGTTTGAGATGTACTCCTGTGATTTTCTTTAACCAACAGGACTGGCACATCCACTTTTGACCATTCTCAATGCCACCCTCTGGTGGTTTGTCTGTATCGCATTTGTTACAGAATTTGAACTTATGGGTTGAGAAAGTCGAACCCATGTCAATTTGTGGCATCATGTGTTCTTCTCCTTGAGTTTGGCTTCAGCGGCTCGGACAATTTCAAAAGCGTACTTGTTTGATGCAATACACGCTCTAATTTCCTCGTCTGTCAGACCTACAAAAGGTTTTTGCGCTTCGTTCCAGCCATCTTGGTAACCTGCCTCGTAACCAATTTGGTATTCTTCAGTAGCCATTTTTGTTTCCTTTTTTTAAATTTAGATGCCACGGCAAAACTTGCAAGTTGTTTTCAACATGAAATCCGCTTGCCTCTTTGCCTTTTAAAGGAATGATGTGGTCAACATGAAACAAAACACCACCACGGCTTAAAACATTTGCAACTTCATAGAACATTTTTATATCTTCTTGGTTAGCCCAATATGGTGTTCTTTGATTTTTTGCCGCTCTACGCTTTGCTTCTAACGCATTCCTTTTTTCAGGATTTGTGGCTTTCCATTGTTTTGTAAATAACTGTGCTTTCACCCTGCGCTTTTCATTTGATATAAATTTACGCTCTAAATATTTATTTCTATTGAGTTGCACCCATTTAGCAGACTTTTCTCTTGAGCAAGCCATGCAAGTTCCATCGCTTGTTTGACGCATATCAATATGTCCATGCTTACAAGGCAATCCAGTAAAGTAATGCTTTTTGTTATCTTGTTTTGCTTTTTCTCTAGCACTTGTCATGCTTCCCCCTTAATGCCGTGTGCGGCTTCGATGGCTCGGGCAAATTCACAGTTAGCCTGTCGCTCGGTATCGTCAAAGAATTCAGGCTTCCAGATTCCATCTTCAATGGCTTTAATCTCCTCATCCGTCAGCGGCTTGCGCTGTGGTGGGGTGGAAAGAAACTCCATCCAATAGCCCACTTCTGCATATTTAAGACTTAAATTGCGCTTCTTGGCAAACTCTGTGATGGATTCCACCGCTGGGCTTGCCTCATCAACACTAGACAAAATTAGCCGTTTCTCACGCGAAGTTAACCAACCCATAAAGTCAAATAA